GCTCGTTGCGACTTGATGAGTTTCCAGCCTACTGCTTGCTTGTACGGAGCTATCTAATTTGCCCATACATAAATCTAAAAGGGAGGCCCGTAAGCCTCCTTTTTTTTAACTATGAATGCTTATATACTTACTACTGAAAATGCGCTAGATCGTCTTGGTAGCGCAATGCGAGAAGTTTCTAAATTAGGATACCATCCTATTCCATACTATGCAATTAAGGATGAAAATCCAAAGCATAGTTTTAATAAAAGCATGATGAAAATAATGAGCGAACACGAAGGAGTGTTGCCGTTATTTGAAGATGATGTAGTGATAAAAGAATATGCGCATTACGAAAGCGCATTAAGTCAACTCCCTAGTGATTGGGAGCTTTGTTATTTAGGAGCAAATATAATTGGTGAGTATTCAAGGTATAGTGACAATCTATTTAGCGTAAATGGTTGTTGGACAACTCATGCAGTGCTTTATAATAATCCGAAAAAATTATGCGATTCATATAATGATCATACAAATATGTTCGATGACTGGCTTTTAAGAAATATACAATCAAGGTTAAAAAGTTTCATAATTTCGCCAATGATGGCTTGGCAAAAACCACATTACTCTCCACTATGGAATCATCTTGCTGATTATACAAATATCTTTGATGGCTCTGCAAATAAATTACTATGAATATACTTGCTTCAATTCATTTATATCCTCCACGCCACAACTGCGGTGCTGAGTATATGCTACATTGGATGCTTAAAGATTTACAATCAAAAGGGCATCACATAAAAGTTTTACTGCATCAAGCCAATCAATATAAGATTAAAAACAATTATGTCTTTGACGGCATAGATGTATTTCCTCCACAACCAAATGTGATAGACTCTTTAATGAATTGGAGTCATGTAGTTTTTACACATTTGGATTATACAAGATGGACAATTGGGGCAGCTCAATTGTATAAAAAACCCGTTTTTCATTTAATACACAATAGCCATTTATACCCCGAAATTGTAAACGCAAACGCAAATCAACACATTGTGTATAATTCTTTTTGGTTAAAAGACAAGTTAAATTATAATTGGCCTAACTTTATAATGACTCCGCCCGTTGACTATCGCATCTATGACTTGGGGATTGATCCGTCGAAGAATGAATATATTACTCTAATTAACCTAAACGAGAACAAAGGCGGGAAGATATTTGAAAAGATAGCAGAGGCAATGCCCCACAAGCGATTTCTAGGCGTTTTAGGGAGCTATGATGAGCAAGTAAGGCCAAGTATTAAAAACCTTACAATCGTGCCAAATTCGGCCAATATATTGCAACATTATAGGAAAACTAGAATACTATTAATGCCGAGTCAATATGAAAGTTGGGGAAGAACGGCAACCGAGGCAATGTGTAGTGGGATACCCGTAATTTGCTCGGAAGCCGAAGGATTGAAGGAGAATTGTGGCAAAGCGGGCATTTATATAAAAGATAGGAATGATATTAAAAGCTGGGTTAAAGCAATTACTGAACTGGATAATGCCCAAAAATATAGTGAAGCATCAAGGAAAGCGAAAGATCGATCCCGAAATCATGATCCGAGCAAAACACTCGATGAGTTTGAAAAATGGGTCAGAGAAATGTATTATAAATATTAGTAAAAATGGCGATATATATAAACGGGATAACGACAATAGCTGACGGCGTTGTAGAGCCAGTATCCCTACCCGATGCGAAAAGTTGGCTTAAGATAGACTACGATTTTGAGGATGGTTTGATAAAAGACTTGATAAGCGCATCTAGGGTACATTTGGAGAAGATCAGTGGTATTGCACTTGTTAATAAACTCTTAAAAGCAAACATAAGCCTAAGCGGCATTGCTCCTCAAGTTTGGATTGTTGATTTGCCTTATGGGCCGCTTGTTTGCATAGATAGTGTGGCAATAAAGACTGGTATAAATACTTATACTACACTAATAAAAAACGAAGATTACGAGATTATAGGAGGTAAATTGTGGCTATATACGCCTGGTATTTACAACGTACAATATCAATGCGGTTATAGTGCAATTCCCGAAGATTTGGCAAATGACATTCTTGCTTTAACTTCATGGCAATTTGAGAATAGAGGTAAAAAGATGAATGCCGACAAAAACTCTTTGCTTAGTCAATATAACAATTGGGATGGCTTAAACTATCATCAATATAAAAAAGTAGTATTTTAATGGCTAGTGGGTTTAAATTGCAAATAAAAGATGCTCGATTTCAACGTATGCTTAATAAATACAAGCAAACGGTTGATGAGGTTAGTGCAACCATGGATCGTGAGTTGGCGGCAACGGGAGAAGATATGGTGAGAAGTGCTAAGAATTTACTTGCATCTCCTAGTGGGCCGAACTCAAAGCCAGCCGTGGATACGGGTAGATTGATAAATTCAATATCCTTTAACAAGGAGCAATTTTTGAGCTATCAATTTGTTGCTCAAACGGACTATGCGGCTTATATTGAGTTTGGTACGGGGGATGGCTTTGTACCACCCGAAACAAGCGCATGGAAACAATTAGCCTCACTATATAAGGGTAGAGGGATAAAAAAGATTAATTTGAGACCAAGGCCATATATGAGACCAAGTATTTTGGCATATTGGCCAGAATACCAAAAAAGGATAAGAGCATATTTAAAAAAGGTTAAAAAGGTATAATGAAGGATTGCTCAAATAGTGTACGTACAATTTATGTAAATGCCTTGAATGGCAATATAACATGGTCGGGTAGGAATGTACCCGTATATGGCGCACCTCCATTTAGTACACCTCCCGAACAATATGCAATAATCACTAATATTACCGAGGTTGCCGACAATACAAACAATTCATTTAGTAATATTGTAGAGGTTACAATTGAGGTTTATAGTGAGCAAAATAAAAATAACAACATGGGGCAAGTAGATAATATTTCTAACCAAATACTAAATATTTTGATCCCCGATACGGGAATAGATGGATTTGATGATGCCGATTTTGAGGTATTCCCAATGGCAAGAACATTGTCAACCTATTCACCCGTTTGGGATGGTGACAATTATTTAAGTAGAAAGATATTAACAATTCGTAATTTAGTAAACCAAAAATAAACAAACAATGGCACAAGTTCAAGGTTCTTTACAAAACATTGAGATTGATGTGGCTGGTGGCTCATCATATAAAAATCTCGTGTGTTTGCGTACATCTTCCGTAAACTCTACGGTTGACTCTACCACCGATCAAACAAATTGCGGCGTTCTTACTGCGGTAGGTGAGCCACAAATGAGTTTGGATTTTGATGCAATTTGCGAAACCGCTCCTACTGCTTCTCAAGTATCTTATAACTCTTTGCTTTCTGCATGGGCAAATAAGACACTTGTAACCGTAAGAGTACAAAACCCAGTTGTTACTGGTTCAAGTGCTGGTGCAGCATATTATCATCAATATAGTGGCTACATCACTTCACTTACAATGAACCAAGCTACTACTGAATTTATTAACTTTTCTGGAACAATCGCATCAACTGGAACAATTGATGTAACCGTTTAATTATGAATTACACTACTATTACTATTAACGAGGAAACTATTGGACTAAAATTTGGAATGGCATCTTTTAGGTATTTACAAGATAAATTCCAAAACGATAAAAATTTAGATAGCTCAATACTTAATGAGATTACAATAAGTCACATTATTTATAGCGGTTATTTCAATAATTGTATCGTAAAAGAAGTTGATCCAAAATATAAATTCGCCGACATCGTGGATTGGGTAGAGCAAACACTACTCAAAAACCAAGAAGATAGCGAGATTGCGAAAGCAATCAATGTTTGGTCAGGCAGTGACTTTATAAAACAAGGCACAGATGATCAAACAAAAAAAAAGAACTCTCGTGGGAAGAAATAGAGGCCTTTGCATTTGGTGAGCTAAAAATTATACCTCGTGAGTTTTATGGCATTAGTCCAAGAGAATTGTCACTTATGATTAAGGGACATGAGTCTAAAAGGATTGATGAATATAAGCAAACGAGAATGTTAATGTTTACAATGGTGCGGTTAATGGGTGATCCTAAAACCGCACCTAAAACACCAGAGGCACTTTGGCAACTACCAGGCGATGAGGAGGTAAGTAAGATTGATGAGGAGGAATATAGAGAAATATTTAAAAGGTTAAGTAATGGCGGATAATTTCATATTTGAGATTGGTGGCAATATTGATGCGTTCAAGAAAACCATTAGTGAAGTTGAAGCCGAATTAAAAAGGGTTAGGGGTACTTTAAAAAATCAGCTTGGACAAGGTTTAGTTGATGCAAATAAAAATATTGCACAACTTGAACAAAGCCTAATAAATTTAAAACAAGTTGGTCTTGATAAATTACCAAAAGCTGCCAATAATGGAAGTGCTGCATTATTTTCATTAAGTCAAGTTGCTCGTGATGCTCCATTTGGATTTATAGCAATACAAAACAACTTACCTTTAGTAGTTGATCAATTTTCTGCATTATCTAAAACAAGCGGAGGTTTAGTTGGAGCTTTAAAAAATGTTGGATTAGCATTAATTGGCCCAGCTGGTATTTCATTTGCATTCGGTGCAATTATTGCTGGTGTTACTACTCTTGTACAAAAATATGGATCATTAGGCAATGCCATTGATGTTATTTTCCAAAGAAATGGTAAACTAACTGGCGAAATATTAAAGGCAAAAGAATCTTACAAAGAATATAGTAAAGAGCTTAAAACAACAACCGAATTAGCTGGAGAAGAAGCCGCTAGTACAAGTGGGCAGATTGCTAAAATACAAGCATTGTCAAAAATTGTTTTAGATCAGAATTTAAGTTATGAAAAAAGAAATTCTGCTCTAAATACACTAAAAGAAATTAATAAAGATCATTTTGGTGATTTATCTATTGAGAAAACAAAATTTGATGATTTAAAAGGAGCGGTTGATGGATATACTGCAAGTTTAATTGCATCCGCAAAAACAAAAGGTTTTGAGCAAGAAATATCTCGTACAAGTGTTGAATTATTTAAGCAAGAACAATTACTTAATAAATTAAAAACGGCACTTGAAGAAGCTAGAAGAGCGCCAGTTGTAATCAGGGGAAAAGAAGGTTTAATAGACACATCTAAAGTAGATGCTGCAACTTCAGCCTACAATGCTCAAAATGCAGTAGTAAAACAATTGAAGCAAGAACAAACAACATTAAATGCTGAACTTCAAAAAAGTGTTGATGTTGAAAATAGCTTAAAGGTAGTTGTAGATGCAAGAATAGAACAAGCTAAGAAAGAAGCTGATGCTAAGAAAAAACTTGAAGAAGCTAATAAAAAAGCTACTGCCGCACAAATAAAAGCTGATAAAGAAGCTACGGAAAGTAATAGAAAAAGATTTGAAAGGTTTATACAATATTTAAAAGACCTTCAAATTGAAGAAAGAAAACTAGCTGCTGAACAAGCAAGAGCTAGTTTTGCTGG